AATCACTCCAAATCCACTAGCTAAATTTTGTACAATTTTTCTTCCCCAAAGTGTAGTTAAATCATCACCAACTTCAGGTAACATTTTCTTTGCTGTAAAATAACTATCTTGCCAATTTATTATTTCCATTTTTCACATGTAAGCTAAAAAGAAGAATGCTCTAGTAGAACCAGTATTATGAAAGAATTTAGCTGAGCCAAGTCCAACTTCTTGAAATTCAATATAAGTATTTGGATTTCGTCCTTCTTCCCATTTAGTCCAAGCAGCATCTATTGTATCATAGTAGTAAGCATAAAGAAATGGAGGGTGAAAGTCACAGCGCAAAGAGGAATAGTCAAATATGGAATTTCCATTATCAGTCACCGATGCAATAGTAGTAGCAACCTTCATAAATCTTTGACTAAATAAACTTATACAATCCATCCAATCTCGTGTAATTATATCACCAGGCTCAGGTAATAACTTAAATGGAGTTTGAGCTAATTCGGTTGTTAAATATGTTCCTAGATCAGCCATAACTAATTTTTCTTATGAGACATTTTTTTCCAATAGATTGGTTTAATTTCTTGTATTAATTTTGCTATTGTGTTAATTCCAATATAAAATTTATCATATTCGTTAGCTTCTTCACTTCTAAATTCCCAAGTCTCATTTTCAAAGAGAAGTATAACTTGTTTTAATTTTCCAGATTCTTCCATAATTAAAAGAACTTATATGCTGTTCCTATATTTGTATGAATATTAAATGTTGTACCAAATCTATAACTTCCAACTCCAATTGAATCAGGTAATAGCTCATTGGTATTTAAGTCATATTTTGCTGGAGCTAAATCTTTTATATAAACTGGACTAAAATAAGTTCTTGGAATTGTATTAAATAATCCTCTTTCAAGTATCACCCAATTACCATCCGCTTCTGCTTGAGCATTTTTAATTAATATAATTTCAGTGTTTTGATTATTATTTGTCCCAATTACTATATATCTACCGTTAAAATTCCAAAACTCATCACCACTCCAAGATGATAATGGAAATCTTGTAGCAAATGCTAACAAAGTTCCAGTATTTATAGTAGCCACCGTTGGTAAACTTCCAGCTAATAAGCCATTAACAGAAAATCCAGACATCGTAGCAGTAGAAGTAGGAATAGAAGTTCCTATCCAATCACAGTTTCCTTTTCCAAATGTTCGTTCAGCATCAACACAACCAAGATTAACTTTTGAATTAGTAAAGTCTTTATCAAATTCAGTTACTTCAAATAATCTTTTTGTTATACTACCAGTTTTATGAGTAACTCGTATAATATCAGCTATCGAGTTAATCACTCCGTATAATGTGGTCGGTAAGTTAATTTTATCAACTGCTTTTTCACGATGGGTTAATGTTCTCCAGGCTACAACTTTTGCATCGTCAGTTTCATGTATCCACTTTGACTCAATAGTCCCCCATTGAGTAACCCCTTTAATCGGATTTTTAGATTTAATCTCTAAAAACTTACCATACCCATCCTTTGGTCCACCGGGAAGCTCACCCTGAAAATTATAGAACATTTTAACACCAGTTATCGCATCATCTAATGATCTAGAATATTCAAAACCATCTAGAATATTTACATTTTGAGTATAAGTGGCTTCATTTCCAGGAGATATAAGATTCTTTGGTTTAATAGAACGAACAGTAAATTTATTTTCATCATCTACAAAAAATGAGAATTGTACTTCTTCGGCTAATTGTTTAATTTCATTGAATGGTGTTGTATCATCATTAGGCTCAAGTATTTTTCCTAATTTCATTAATTCATAACCACTTAATTCTGAATCAAAATCAGAACTAAAATCATTAGGTAATTCAACTTCATAAATAATTTGTCCGAATGGACCAATTGTTTCAAGAAAACCACCCTTTCCATAAGGATAATCAATATTTGAACCAGTTAATATACTTTTAATTATAAAATTTGGATCTCCGGAAAAAGCCAATGGTTTACGAGCATAAATATAATCTCCAACTTTTATACCATCGGTTAAATCAAAAGAAATTGTCCCAAAAATACCACTTCTTAGAGTACCGGACTTAATAACATAATCGGGAATTTCAAATAATGGACTTAAAGTATTTTTAGCAGTCCCTGAAAAACTTCCAGAGTGAAATTTTATCTTTGCTCCAGATTGAATTAAATCATCTGGAATAACATTAAAATCCTCTACTTTATAAAACCCACCAATTATTTTATCTCCACTTGGTAGATTACTTAAAAATCCTGATACAAAACCAATTCCTGCTCCAATCCATCCCCCACCAACTCGTCCAAATATACCACTAGTTATACCAGAAAATAATGATTCAAGAAAATCCTTACCCTCTTTCTTTCTTGGAATCCAATGTAATGAACCATAATCATTAAACATAACCTCCGTTCCATGAACTTTAAGCACCCTTCCATATATTTCACCATTTGGAGCTAAAGAACTAATATTTTCATAATCATAAACAAATGTTCTGTATGGTAAATCTTTTAATTTATCTTGACTTTCAAGAAATAGTTTACCATCATTCCATCGAGTTCTTGTAATTACCCCACCAAATTGAGAAACATAAATTGGGAATTTATTGTCGATCAAACAGCGTAATAAAATTGGAGTATTTCTAGCTTCAAATGAAGTTGAAGAGCCATATAGTGAACCATATAAATCATTTGATTCATCAGCTAAGGTTAGCTCTAAATTTCCAGCTTCATATTCACCAGACCAATGTTTGATTGATTTTCTTACTACTCCAAAATCGATAACTCTTAAATCCCAATCTGTTGTACCATAATCTCCTCCCACCCCAGTTGAATCCCACATAATTTGGTAATGTGGGGCAAAATTCCAATCAGTAATCGTTCCATGAATTTTAGCAGTTAAAATCATAGAATCTGTAACTTTTATTTTTTCCGGAGGATATTGACGTGGATTATATTTAAAACCCTCACTTACTGCTATTGAATCAACAAATACTTTTTCATGTTTATTCGTACCATCATCAATAAGAGTAATTGAATCCGATTGAGTTCTTTTAGCTAAAGTCCCAGCAGCAATATCTCCAAGAGCACCACTATTATTATAATAAGATTCAGGAGTAACCGAAAAAAGTAAATCAATAGTAGTTCCAGTATGAAATGGAATTTCAGGAAGGAATAAAGTTCCCTCATAATTATTTACTGGGGAACTATCATGGAATCTTAAATACAAAGAATCATATTTTTCAAGTTTAATGGTTTCAAAAAAACCAGTTGCAAAACTTGTTGTACCAAGTGAAGTAATCTTAAGACGTTTATAAGTTGTTAAATCATAAAATGAGGCAGGTAATGGAGAGGGTCCACCGTAATACCAAATATTCTCTCCATGAAAAATCGAACCAAGAAATGTTCCCTCCCCACTAAATGTTCCAACAGCTATATCATAGAAAAAATCTAGTCTGTAACCCTGTGGTAATGGTGAAGTTTTATTGAAATTAACTCTTCTAATTAAAAGAGCCATATAATCTCCTAAGCTATTGAATTAGTCCAATCAACTATTAAAGTATCACCATTATTATAAGTCAAAAATGTACTACCTGTTAATAATGAACTATCAATATTATACAACGTGGTGAATAACTCTGCAACACCAGCACCAGCAGCAGTATATCCTCTTCCCATTCTGAACATATTTATCTGTTTAGTGGTAGAAAAAGAAAATGTCCCAGAATGTTTAACTACACTTAATGTCCTTGACTGAATTAAAGCACCCTTCGTTCCCGAACTCGTAGTACCTGCCCAGTCAGAATCAATAAAAGTCCCACCAGCAACCTTAAAACTTCCCCAAGCAATAGCATCGACACCAATCTCGATACTTCTTTGAATCATTGTTTGAGCTAAATTATTTAATAATGGGGTACTAACTAGATTATTTTTCCAATAAATAAGCTCTCGTATACTATTTTTAACACGATAAACTTCTATTTGACCGGTAACTTTTATTAGATTATTCATATTTTAACTAAATGATTGACTACTTCCAAATTGGGTAATACTTAGTTCAACATTCCAAAAATCCATATCTACTTCTTCAGGCTCAGATAATAAAGTAATGTAACCAGTTCCCCAAAGCTGTCCAGCCGTTGACATACTTCCTGGAGATTCAACTGTGCCTATTACAGATGTTCCAAAATATACCATTGTGATCTGTTTACTGCCTATCCATCCATGAGCCACATGTTCAAATCGTTCTTTATCTAAAGTCTTAATATCACGGAAAGTTAATCTCCAAAATTTAATTTTACCTTTATCGTATAAAAAAGTATTACCGCTTGGAGTTTCAATAATATCTCTAAATATTTTATGACCTCTTGGATTAGGAGCTTCGGGCATTGATTCGTCGGGAACAAACCAGTCAAATGCCGAACCGAGAGATTGACTCCACGTTCTAAGTCTTAATCCGTATGGCATTTTCTACTTTTTGTTTTAAATCAACCGTTAAAATAAACTTTTTCATACAATATTCCTTTTTATTTCACGATTTGCTTTATCCACTTTACGTTTAAATTCATCATAACCATAAATATCTCCAGAGAAATTCATGTTAACAATTTTATTTGTAGTTTGATTACTAATAATTGGTTTTTCTATAGTGGTGGTTTCTCTCGGAATTTCTCTAATAGCAGTTTTAGTAAAAAAGCCACCCGTCTCAGTTCCAATTGGAGAATCTAATATCGCCCCACCACTAGGAGATGGAATATTTTTTAACAAATCTAGTGGATCAAAACCACCCCCATTTTCAGTTCTCCCGGGTCGAGTTTTCTTATATTCAGCTATTTGTCTTTCAATAGCCAATCTCTGTAATCCAATTAGTAAATCTTCACCTGATAAACTTACTAAATCTTTACCAGCCTGTTTAGCTAACTCTAAAGCTCCAAACATTTCAATAGCAGCTTCTTTAGGAATAGCTTTATCCATAATTAGTAATAAATCTTCATATTGTTTTACTAATTTAGCTATGGTAGTTTGAGATTCATCGACACTAAATTGAAATATTTTCTTCATTATTTCAGCAGAGGCTAGGTCAAGAAGTTTATCTCGTATTTTATTAATTACCTCAGAAACCATATTTAATAAAATATTACCTCTTTGTTCTTCGAGTTCGTTAATTTTAGCCAGTATTTCAAGTTCCTTATTTTCAATAATTTGTATTCCTAATTTCTCGGCTCGAACTTTTTGTAAATCAAATTGTAAATCTTCAATTTGTCTATCCAATTCTGCTCTTTTTTCGCCAGTTATAAATTCAAAAGCTACATCAAATATTAATTTTCTACCAGCTTGAGTAATTGTTTCAGCGATTTCATCATTAAACTTTGACCATTCATCACGAAGTTTAATTATTTGTTTAGTAATAGCATCAGTAAAAGTTGGAGACGGTAAAGAATAAATATAATTTAATAAATTATAAATATCTCTTAATTTATTAATTTGGTCTTGACGTAATTTTAATATGTCAATTTCTTTATTTTGTTTAGCTATTCCAGTTAATTTTTCTAATTCTTGTCTAGCATGAACTATCTCTAAACCAATATTTAGAAATGATTTTACATTATCATTAAATAGTTTGTTCATTTCAGAATATTTATCTTTAATTAATCCAGACTCAATTTTAAATTGAAATAAAGTACGAATTAAATCATCAACAGAATTTCTCAAATCAATATTTTTCTCAAGAATGTTTTGATCTAATTCAGCCAATCGTTCAGTATCAGTAATTCTTAATTTTATAAGAGTAAGAATATCTTTACCAAAAGAAAGCTGTAATATCCATTTTTTAGTTATAAGTTCTAAATTTTTTAATTCCTCTTTAGATAGTTTATTTTTCTTCTCAGTTTGAGTATTAATCTCATTTAACCAAAGTTGAAGATTTTCAAAATGTTGTTCAAAATCAGTTATACCAACAGCTTCCAGTTTACTTTCCAAACCCTTTATCTTTGCTTCTCTAGCGGTTTCACCTTCTGATAATTGCTTAAATTCCTCAAGTAATTGAATAAAATCAGCAGTTAAATTCTTAACTTTTAGTCCAAACTCATCTACAGATTCTTTACCTTTTTCAAGTGTTCCAATATAATCATCTACTAATTCTTGATGAGCTTGAATCATTTGACTTACTGTTTGCGCAACATTTCCAGTAACATCAATATTTGCCATTAAAGATTTATTTAAGTTTTCTAAAAGTTTAGTTCTCTTTTCTTCGGCTGGTATGACTTTAGAAATACCACCATAATAATCCATCAGCGCAGTTTTAATAGCAATTTGATTTTTAAGATTTTCAGCAGCTTGATCCGATTTAATTCCATGCCTTTTAATATTTTCTTCCAAAACAACCAATACTTTTTTATCGAGTTCAATTTCTTCTCTTAATTCTTTTGCTCTTTCACTATGTGCTTTTGACAATCCAGCCTCTGCAACCTTTTGTGCGGTATTATAATCTCTAATGGCATCACGCTGTGCATTTTTTATAGCCAATCCTCTTAACTCTTCTGCTTTTTCTTTCTGTTTTATTTCAAGTGATTTTTGTCTAGCATCCAATTCTTGTCTCAAATAATCTATCGTTTTGAACCTAATTATACTTTCAGCAGAAGTCGAGTCATTATATTCAATATTTAATCTAATTAAGTCTCCCAAAATAATTATAAGTTCATTATACCAAACCAATGATTCTTTTATAGTTTGAGTCTGTCTTTCCAAAGCATCAATTTGTTTAGAAATATCCTGCTCATTAAGTGCGTTCATATAATCAGATTGAGCAATTTCTAGCTGCTTAAAAGCATCCCTTAACTCAAATACTTTAAATATAAATGTTGAAAATATAACTAATGGTAAAGTTATTTTTAAAGTCCCCATAAAAACTTTAAAAGCATTCCCAGCTAATTTAAGATTATAAATAAATTTAACAAATTGTCCAGCGATACCCGCCAATCCCAGAGATAATCCACCAAATATAGCCGAATAAGTAACTATATTTATAAATTGACCAAGCGTTGTTAACCATTCCTTATTAGCATTATTTATATCGGTAAATAAATTATATATAAATCTTAAATCTCTTTTTAGAGCTTCAAATAATGGTTGACCTAAAGTCTGAGAAATAAATATCCATAAATCATTAGTATTAGCCATAATACCTTGAAATGTTAAAGCTACCCTTTTTGCAGTTCCACCAAATGTGTCCTCAATTAGCCTTCTTAATGCAGTAGTCCTATCGCCATATCTAGCTACATAAGATTCAAATGCAGCAAGACTAAAACCACGAGTTGATAACAATAAAGCAGTTCTTGGAGAAAATGCTACAATTTTACCAAATCCGATTGCAACATCTTTTACATCTCTACCAATTGCAGTAGCCCAATCAGCAATAGCCATCATATTCTTTTCAATATCCACACCAAACGCTTTTACCAAAACCGATGCTTCAACTATTTCATCAACTCTAAACGGAGTAGTAATTGTAATTCTTTGTAATACCTTCCAAATTCTTTCTACTTCAGATGAAACTGGAATTAAACTTCCTAATCTGGCTCTCAATACCTCAAGTAATTGATTAGATTGAATTAATGATTTAAAAAATCCAACAAATATTCTTCTCGACCAATCAATAATTACAAATGCAGCTAAAGCATCAAATACACGAGCAAATATTAATCTAAATTTTTCCCAAGCATGACCAAGTGGTCCAAGAGCAACTCCTTGAGCGACTATCGATTGATTTACAGCATTGGTAATTCTTTGTAATCTTTCTAATTGATGAATTGCTAATGGAGAGGTTGGCTCAACACCTTTAACTAATTGAGTAATTCTTGCAAATTTCTGAGCAGCTTGAGCATCTGTAATATATTTCTTTTGAAGATTTAGATTTTTGGTAATTAATGATTGTTTTTGTTTTTCAGTATTTATTATTTGTTGCTGGGCTTGTTGATTAAATTGAGCATTTTCTTTAATGGCTCGTAATTGCAACTTGGCATAATTTTCATCAAACTTTTGATTCTGTAAAATAGCCTGAGCATGAAGTTTTTGAGAAGATAATTCCTTTTTTCTAAGACTTGAGACTAAGTTCTGATAATTTTGTTCCCTTTGTTGTCGAGTGATAAATGTTTTTTCTCTAAATGCGGATTCTTGAGCTAATCCTTGTTGAGTTAAAGCGGTATAACTTTTCTCAAAATTAACTTCCTGTTCTCTTAGTCTACTTAGTAAACCCTGATAATTTTGCTCAGACTTTATCTTTTGATCTACACGATTCTGAGTTAATTTAACCTGAGCCAAATCAGCTTTTTCTGATTGCTTGACAATATTATCTTGGAATTGTTGATTAAACTTTAAATAATTCTCCTGAATTTGTTTTAATTTAAAGTAATCTTGTTCAGCCTTTCTAGCATTAACAACTTGAGTTTTTGAAGAAATTTCCGTTAATTGCGAATCTAATTGAGTGGCTCTTGTCTGTACCGCATTAACCAATTTATTAAATTGAGTAAATTGTTCTGGAGAAAATAATCTAAATTTCCCACCAACAGTTAATGATTTGGAAAGAGTGGCAAGAGTTTTACTAAGAGTTTTAGCATCAACATCAGCTTTCTCAATTTGTTCCCTTAATTTCTTTAAGGTTTCAAGAGAAGCTGGAGAAACTCCAGAAATTATCTCTAAAGCTATTTGTGATGAGGATTGAAGTGGCATTATTTTCTTATTTGCTCTAGAATATTTCTAAAATTTTCTCTTAATTGTTTTTGAAATCCACGAAACGGTCTAGACGGTATAAAACTACTTTTAAATGTATCAAACCATTCATCAAATACAGAACCACCATCATTTTGTAGCCTAACAATTTCTTCATTTTTAGAATCCCATCCAATTTCAATTGTTTGACCGCCACTAAATTTTCTTCTTATCTTCTTAATTTTTAATCCGTTAAGAATGTGTTTTGAAGTCTCACGTAATATAAATGATTTACCCCTAACTTGGTCAATCTTACCTTCTTTAAATTTAAATTCTCTATGTTTTAAGGTAAGTGGATTTAATTCTTCCCAGTCCTCACCATCTGGAGACTTTCTTTTCAATATCCCATACTCATAAGTTCCAGATGGAAATTTATTAAAAATTAATTCTCCATTTACCCTACCAATTTTAAACCTATGTTTGATAGAACCCTTAATTGATGAAATTGCCTCATTAGCCATTTCCTTAACTAACTTTTCATTCGGAATTATAGCTCTTTTGATAACTAAGTCTGGATTAATTCTTCTAGTTATTAAATTAGTCCAGATACCACCAGAATTATCAATTAATTTCAATCCTGCTCCTCATTACTCTAAATTTAGTTTCTATGCCTGCTTTACGCAAAATATTATTAACTAAATTACAAAAATCTTCATTACCGACAATTAGTCCCTGGATACTTGCCCTCTATCAATTCGGATGAAAGAGCGCATGCACACCACTGCATTTTGTCTGCAACTTTAATAAGATTATCAAGTTCTGAATAATCTCCAATATTTTGCTTATTTTTTTTGTTCTCCATACCACCACTATTATCAATCAACTTCACTTCTTCAATTTATCAAGCCATTGTTTTAAATCTTTTACGTATCCATATAAATTCTCAATGTAATTCCATCTTCAGTGCCAGCCCATATATTTAAAAATAACTCAGAAGAACTTAAAGCCATTGATACCCAGTTTTGTTGGACATCCCAAGACCATACACTTCTTCAGTTTTACCCTCAATTATTAAACCATTAAAATTCCACACATATTCTTCTGGAACTACCCTATACCAATGAATTTTTTCATAGATTAGCCACTTTTCTCCGTTACTTGGTTGTAATATAGAAAAATATGCCATTAGAACATTTGCTCCATCATTGCAGAAATAATTATTTATAAATGCTTATTGAAATCCAATTTAGTCTTTTCTTTCATGTATTTATTATATTCCTGAGTAAATATGCTATATGCTTCAATAAAGATATTTGGTTGATCAAGAACTGTACCTTCAAATGGTAAATGTACCAAATCCACACCAGACTGACCACCAGTACATAAATATATTAACTCAAGAAGTTTAGAGGTTAATGGTGATTTCGGGAATGACTTTATACAAATTCCACTTATTTTCGTATCTTTAAGCCCAAACCGTTTAAGTCCACCTTCAACTCTATCTGTTTTATACATTTCAAGAATGAAACCGAGAGATTGTTGGAACTCATTATCTGAATGAACTTCTTCTGAAATTTCTTCTTGTTCAACCTTACATTTATAATACAAGGTGTGTTCATCAAAGTCGAGTTGATAGATAAAACATAATCGTCCACGCTTATTCCCCATCATCTCTCTGGCAACACACTGTTCACAATCATATCCAACCTCACCTTTTTCTGGGGTATGATCAGCAACAATTAATGAACATCGTATTGCCCATTTTAGTTTTTTATTTCTTCCTCATTTAGTGAAGATTGACCACGCATAACATTTTCAATTTCATTAGCAGCATCTACATTTTCCAGACCAAGAAGAAATTTCACCGCTTGTTCTTTATCCTTTATTTCTGGATTATCCTTTCCATCAATAGTGCCATTATAAATAAATACCTCATTACTATCTTGAGCTAAACACTTACGGAATAAAAACTCACCTGATTTTCCAGCATGAGAAACAATTTTATTACGTTTTATTTCAGTTAAAGATTCCATGTACTCATCATAATCTTTTTTTGATAATGACTTATAACATATTGTTGTTGGATTTGGAGAATTTTTCTCACATTGTGGAATATATTTTTTAACTTCTTTTGATACAGTTTTTAACATAAATTATTCCTTTAATTTTTTCTTTAAAAGTTCAATTATTTCAGATAACAATACCTTAATATCTTCTAACTCTCCTTGAATTATACTCATAGTATGGTTAGATATTGGTGCTTGATCAATACCAATATATCTTGTTTCCATAATTAGTTCCTTTCTATTCCCATATTGCTTTCATCAATTTGACATTTATTTAAGAATCTTTTTAATTTAACTATTTCTTCAATATTATTATTATAATACTTTACTTTCCCACATTCGTTATCTGTTAAATATCTAGCATCAAATGCCTGATATTTTCCATCAATTTTTAATAAACAGTATAACGAAACTCTGATTTTCCAAGCTCTATATATCAATTAATTTTAATAGAAATGTTTATTTGCAATCTCAGCTTGCCCATCTCATCATTGCTATATGAATCACTCTTGTTAATTAATTGAGTTCCCAAATGACTTAGCTCTTATAATTAGAGACATTTCTATTTATTTTATGATCCTTGTAATGCAAAAAAGTTAAACAGGCTCGTACCAAACAATGAGCCAGTATAAACTCTTACCACGCAAGAAGTTCCACCCGTTTTGGTTGGATAAGCTCGAAACGGTAAGCCAATATCCACAATAGACTGTCCATCTGTTACAGCAGGATTTGCTGGACGATAAACAAAATTATGATAAATAGCTTCTATTCGATTTCCAACAGCCTCATGAAAAGTGAAGGTAGCAGATTGTGAAGTTCCCTCCGCAAGTATGTTTAAATCACGGTTAAACTCCATACCTAAATTACCCTCAGCCATCCAATGCTGTGCTAGTGGAAATCTATTCCACCCCGTCTTACCAATTCTTGATCTTTCACCAACATTATTATTAAAAGTTAATGAAAAATCATCAATATCATAATCTTCACCTGTAACGGTTAAAGTACCATGATTATCAACCAATTGGGTTTTTTCTGAGAAACTACCCAATCCACTAGGCGGAGGACTAAAACCAGATGGAAAATTAAATCTACTACCATTAAGAAACTTCATGACGGCACGAGCTTTTAAGTCCTCGTTATACCGACAAGTCAATTCTAGTAAATCAACTATTCCATTAAAGAAGCGATAACCATTTGCTCCTGTTCCACCACCTATTAGTGTATTACCCAAGAAAACATCAACATTAAGTGAATATGGATGCGTTCCCCAGTTTGAACCATTTGTAGTAAATTTGAGATTAGAACCAACTCTCGTAAACTCATAAGTTCCAACAGTAGGAGTGGCTGTTGTACCAAATACTGTTCCTATTTGGAAGTGAGCTAACATCATTGGTAAAATATCATCAACTCTCGGTTGCCAAACTATTTCGCACGTAGGGTAAAAGTTTGTAACTGAGTATGTACTTCCAGATGATTCTCTTGCACCAGTAAGTTTACCATCTCTCTCTCTTGGTTGAGCACCAAAATCAGGAGTAACACTATCAGCAAATAAATATATTCCTCTATGACCCACCGTACCCTGACTTCCCCAACTTGGAGCGGCTTCAATTCTTACTATTGCCTCATAACCTACCATATAAACCTCATTTTAAATTATCCTGATTACCAAACCATAGAAAACCAATTCCCTCAGAAAGTTCATCATCAGATAAAAGAAGAACTGGTTCGCTAATGTTAGAGCCAGGATAAGGGTCAAGTTGACCATCTAAATTATTATGTTCCAAAGTATCATTTACATCTTTAAAAAATTCAAAAATACCAACTTTCTGTATTTGTCCACCTAATAATCTCTCAGCTAACTTTTCAGAGGATTTTACCCATAAATCAATAGCTACAATATAATTATTACGAAAATACTGACCAATCCTTGGTCGTTTAATTAAAAAAGCTGAATCAGGCGCTGATATACGAATAAGATAAGTTTGAAATTGTGGTATAATATCCTTATCTTTAATATCAGTTATAATTATTGACTCATCTAAGACATAAGAAATATTTTGAGATTTTCTTAATTCAAACTGAAGAGCCAACGATAAAGTTTCAAAATTAAATATATCTCTTAATGGCATTATCAGCCACGAGCAAATTGTTTAAATCGTGTATCAAATCCAGAACGTCTAACATCTTGTGGGATACATTCTATTTTCCACTCATCATTTAAAGCCAATTGAGTTTCAGTTACAGATACTGGAAAAGTCCAGCGAATCTTTAATCCAAATTCAATATCAATCCAGTCAGTACCAGTATCATTTTTCGTATCCTCAAATGAATAACCATCATCAAGAGAAAGCTGAAATTTAGCTTGTCCAACCTTTGTACCAACAGCTATATCTGTAATTTTAAAATGATAAATCTTCTTATAATCCGAACCTCTATACCATCCAGAATCCCAATTAGAATAAAAGCCAGCCTTAGATAAAGTTCCAGTTACTCTTTGTGGATAACCTATTCCAGTATTTGTAGTATCTGTATCAAGAGTTATTTTACCTGAAACTATATCATCAAATATAGCTTTTCCTCTTGTAGCAAAATCCATCATCCATTGTGGTAATTCGTTATTAAATTCTCTAGAATGTCTGGCTTTTAACTTTGTATAAATTGTATCGCAGGCATTCCATTCAATAAGAAAAGGGTGATAACTACCATTAGACGGATTAGTACCAACAGGAACTATTGGTATTCGAGTATACGAATCTAAAATATTATTGATTTTATTATAACTAGCATCAATATCATTTTGCCAAGTGGATGTAGCTATAATTATAGAACCAGTAATTAATACTCGGCTACCGTAGTACCACGTGCCAAAATTCTCAAAATATCGTTCAAAATCTGATAGTGTAACGTATGACATAATTAAAACTTTTCTCCAGTTGAAATTTGTCTTAACTTATTCATAAAAGTTTTATCTTTAAATTTTTCAGATTTAAATACATCAAAACAATTTTTAATTAATGATGTCAACATCGCTATACAAAATATACCAATGAATACTAAAAATAAATTTTTAATTTATCAACTCCTTCTAGACATCAAAAAACCTTTGTAAATAAATCCATAAAATCTTTTATTTCTTTAATATGATGAAAAGCTAATCCATACACCCAAATATGAAATATAATGACAATAGCTGACTTCTTTGGATGTTTTCTTATAATACAATAAAATTCTTTAATTATTGTAAAAACGGGTGAATCAAATATTTCCTTCGGAGTTTTCAATTAACTATTAACTCCTTCTCAAGATCAAAGAAATTCTTTCCATTAATCCATTTGTCTTGAAATTTAATTGAATCACTTTGTAAAATCTTTATTTGTTCTGGGGATGGATTTTGCGATTGTCCAATTTTATGTGATATAACAAAGGAGGGCTCGTAAATAACTTTAAAACCAGCATTACGAGCACGGTAGCAAAAGTCAGAATCAGAAAAATAGTTAAAGAACCTATTATCAAGAAGCCCAACAGTTTCAAATACTTCTCGTCGAATAAGAACCGAAGCAAATGTAACCCATTTCTCATAAGTTCTTTTATTTAATTGTTTTAATTTTACAGAACCAGATTTATGTATTCCAGCGGGATAACATTCAATCGTACCACCATGATGAATTAAATCTGAATTATCAAGAGAAAGAATTTTAAAACCAATTACACCAATATTACTCAAGTCAAGCAATCCATTAGTAAGAGTTGGTAGTAATTTTTCAATAGATTCTAAAGTTTCCTTTGGAACAACAGTATCGTTATTAAGAAGCCAAATCCAATCAAATTTATTTAATCCACTACCATTTAAAAATTCAACAATTAATTGATTATTTCCAGCGGTAAATCCTAAATTATTTTTATTACAATTAAGAATACTTTCTTCAAAAACTGCTCTATCCATCCCAACTTCAAATCGTTTCACCCCTCCGTCATAAAGAGACTTTAAACAATCGTCAAGTAATTTTTGTTCACCATAATGTACTATACAAATTCCAACTTTCATAATTCTCTTACTCCAGTATTTATATTTAAAAGTTTAATTCGTTTTAAGTCGCTATTTGCCAATCTTTTAACCTTCATAAATGTTCCATCGCCACTTGGATCATTCATTAGAATATAAAAATAATAATTCTGAAATATGTCTACCATATCTAAAATTTCATATCTCCAATGATCAGACGGAAAATCATGTTTACCAGACTTTGAATTTCTTGTTGTTAAAAGTAGCAATCCATCTTCTTTTAACGTATAATGAATATTTAATAAAGCAAAATACCAATATTCAATATGTTCCATCATTTCGGTGGTTATTATTATATCAAATGACCTCATGCCAAATCTTGACATTAACCCGTATACAGTACATATCTCATCAACACATGGTCCGTCTTTAATGTCTACACCAATATACTCAGATGGATTTAATTTTAAAATATCTTCTCTTACTGAGCCGTTTACATTAAAAGAACCAACTTCTAAAACTCGTTTTCCCTTAACTTCAGATTCAGTAAGATTATTTTTAACAAAATCTATACATTGAATATTACACATTTTTATCTCCAGGCTCTCAATCTAAACTCATCTAAATTATTACACGCTAAAACCTCAACCTTAGAAAATTTTAGATCGTATAAAACTTCAGTTAATGTTTCGGAAGTATAACCAGCTTTATGTACCAATTCTTCATTAGTATTTTGACCATATAATCTTTCAATCGCAGAAGCACAATTTGAAAATGAATTAATTCCAGACAGATAATCAGAACAAGCCAGACTCAAATCTGGACAATAAATATCCACAAAACCTTCTGGTTTTAATATACGATAAATTTCACCAAGTATCTTTCTACCAATCTCAAAACGAAAATGCTCTAAAGCATGTTTAAATAAAATCTCAGAAAATGTATTATCTGGAAATGTCAATTTACCATCTGATATATCAAATTCATCTGGTTTTCCTTTATCAATATTTATATAACCTTCTTTAACGTCATCGCCACAACATAAATTAAGTTTATCACAATCAATTATCTCAATATCATCTATACTTTTTTCTCTTTGCGATAATCTCTGAAAATGATAAACCTTTTTATTAATCTTAATAAACTGAATAGAATCATCTTGTTTTAATTTATCAAAGAGAACTATATCATTTGGAAATGGAAATGATGGATAAGTAGGATATTGACCACTTTCATTAAATAAATTCTTTGGAAAAATTACAGGCATATACCAACCAATCTTATTTATCCAAAAATGTAATTCATCTGACTGAGATCTTGCAAATTCATTAAATTCAGATTCTTTAAATAATTTTAATTCAGTTCCAAATTCTCGTTTAATGTTTCTTTCATTCACATCCACATAGCCAGGTTCTACAACATCAAATGTAATTACCATTTTTTCAGTATTATACGCTTCACTAATATATTTTAATAAAATATCCCATTCTGGTGGAACATACATATCATCATTAATTAATAAAACATGATCATTATCATTACGTGAAAAAGAAACTCCATAATTAAACATTCCGTAAACATCCAACTTAGATGAATTTTGTATAATCCACAAAGCGACTTTATCTCCAAATTCTAACTGAAGATTATCACAAATCTTTTTATATTCTAAATCATCTCCATCCCATATTACAACTATTTCATATAAATATCTAGAATGTCTAATTAAATTTCTAACACAAAATTCCAATATTTCTTCGTTTTTAGAGGGAATTATAGCTGAATATCTCATTAAAGTACCTCCATCAATTCAGTTGATGTAGAATTAATTTTATTTGGTAATAATATCATATCCAATTTCTCTAGAATCATATCGCTGGTAATTGATTTTACACAAGCTGCTTCTACCGCACTTAAAGCCTGAACTCGTTGTCTGGCAGCATTAAGTTCAGCCTGTATAGCTCCTGGAATCGAATTAAATTTTCTACAAACCTCCACAATATTCATTCCTTTATCATGACAATCTATAATTTGTTTTTCACGTTCAGTTAATTGTTTTAAAGCATTTTCTTTTTCAATCGGACAAAAAGCATCAAGCGTAAAACATGGATGACAATAAACATTTGTTTCAAGTGGAAAAGAATGAGAATAATATTTTTCTCTAGTCCAGGCTGGCACGGTTGTATAAATACCAATTGTTGGTATATCTAAAGCCGCCGCTACATGACTCATCCCAGAATCAGCAGTAATAAAACAATCCATTTGACTTATTATTGCGGCTGAGATTAAAAGCGGATCAAATTCTGTATCATCTGGTTTAAACTCATCAGGAACTAACCTCCCCTCTCCATACTTAGAAAGAACTTTCCAGATACCATTCATAAAGATAACTACTAAATCATTTGGATATTTCTCATGTATAATCTTTGGCAAATCACCAGCCTTATACCAAGAACGTATTAAAGTAGACGCTTGTAATTGAATACCAATTATATTACAAATTCTTGCTCCACCAGCTTTTTTATCACCAATAGACGTTGTCAATATCCATTCAAGATATTTTGGCTCAATAACTATTTCAGGTTTTTTATTCTCATCAGAAACTTTCGTATAATCAATATTTGCCCAAGCTAAACTTAAATCAATCCAATTCATATAATTTGAATTGAGCGTATTTCTCCAACCACCTGTCTTATTTACTCCTGAACGATTATCCTCAACTGAATATTTATAGTCAAATACTTCATCATAATTTTCTTTTAAAATCTCAACAGAAATATAATGCTCATTTTTATCTTTTACACAATCAATACCATTAACTCTTTCTATTCGTAAGGATTGATTAATAAATGGTAAACCATCAAATAATTTATGAACATTTCCAGTTGGTGAACCAGACATATAATCTACTTTATATCCTTGATTATATAATGTTCTGGCTACTGGAGTTAAGATTAAACAATCTCCCACCCCGCCAACCCTAAGTATTAATGCCTTTTTTATATCTGATGATTTAATTGTAACTAATTTTAAATTATCAGATACATTAATCAATTCGTCCATATTATCAATTTCTTAAATAACGTTGAAGTTCTGGAATTTTTATTACAATATCCTTTTTAACTTCCACCCCAAATTCATTTAATACACTACGAATAAAGTTTTTCTCGGTTTGTAATGCTTCTGGCGATATATTCTTACCACGTCTTAAATGAGTATTAATCACATCAACCAATTCCCTATTGTGATCAAACCAAATATTAGAGTAAATTTGTTTTTGAGTATTAAATCTTGGAAATTGATGAGCTTCTTGAGTCCAAACTACAGTTGGAACTAATTGACCACCGACATTAACAAATTTTCTCCATAACCGTGGATGGGGATCATCCTGAAGAAACTTTTTTAAATCAACACAAATTCCATTCGATCTAATAAGATTCCTAAATAAAAACCAAGTCAATTCAAATTGATACTCAAATATTTGTTTAAATTTCTCAAGTTCTTCAGGTAATACTATTTCGTCAGAATCCATCGCTAAAATATATTCCCTGCCCGCCAACATATAGCAATATTGGCGGTCAAAATCCGCATTTCCTTTTGAAGTAGTATGAATATATAAATCAGCAATTTCTTTAAACTGCTTTTGATTTTCTATATCGGTACTTTGATCAACAATTACCACTTCATCAATTATGGATTTAACTGAATTAATAGCATTTATAGCCAAGTGATAATCATTACTTACCACCATACATAAAGAAATTGATTTATCATTTATCATAATTTTATGATGTTAGTGATATGAAGACCATCCCTGATCTCCATACCAAGTTTCTTAGCCTAACGCATTATAATCATAACCAGCACTCTTGCATCTAATCATAATAAGTGCAGTACCTTTATTTCTCCAAATTGGAGCTTGACCACGATAGAATTTAGTTTTCCAAACTTGTAATCTATTCGCATCATTGCCATAATCTGGATAGTAGTACACTCTTGGAGGCATACCAAAACCATATCCAGCAGCATTAGCAGCATACGCTAAAGCCGTTCCTTTGGAAAGTAATTCTTCAGTCTCTACAAAGATAAAGCCCATGTACTCACCTAGAATTTGATAACGAATACCTTGAACATCGTTATATAATTCACGGTTTTGAAATACTGAACCTTGTTTTAAATTACGAAAAGTTTCAGAGTTCGCAACCATTACATATTGTTTTCGGTCAGTTACTGGACCAGCTAAACTCTTTGTAAATGAATCATAAGCCATAGCTATACCACCCATACCTAATTCACCATAGGCGGTTGCCTGTAATTTTCTATTAGTACCAAGTAAACCATTATATGAACCAGCAGCAACCACTTCAATCGTAAATGGAGTATTAATGCTAATATCATAATCTAACCAGTTTACCATTCTACCAATATGATTTCCAAGAGTACGAACTATCTCACTTCTAACATCTAGGTTTGTTATCCAATCGCCTATTGTTTCATAGCCGACACCAGTTCCATACTCTCGCATTATCATTGACACACTATCGGTTTCTTGAGAGCCAATACCAATAGCAGTACCAGATGTTAACGCTATTACAGTAGCCGGAGCACCCCAATTTTTAAATATTGGAGTTGTAAAAGTACCACCTTTACCTATACCGTAAGCATCTTTTGATTGATTAAACCATCTACTAAATATCAATTCACCAAATGCTTGCCGCATGATCGTTCCTGCAAGATGCTTTACTTCAAACCCATCACCCTCAATATTGGTACGGGTATAAGTAAACATATTCCCATAACCTTCAGCAGGAAGAAAAGCCATATATTACCTCATAATTTTTACTTCAGTAGATTCTATCTAAGTTGACCGACTCTACCACCATCTGCACCAACAAAATCCCCTGCTACTTTATTCCCAGCTAGCTTTGAATCTATATTCGGCATATTTGGTAAATTAGTATCGCCCACTCGACCAGATGGTATCGAACCACCATCTACCGATTTTCTTATAAATTCTTGTTGCTCAGTATGTGCTTTATCTAAAATTTTTGTCCACTGTTCCTCAGCATCCCTATCATCAGGATTAAAAGTTTCAAGTACATCGGCAGGAATAAATCGGTTATCTATATTTATATCAATTCCCATCTTTTCCTTCACAGTAGCTTTAACTTTTTGAGTAAGTGTATCAATTTTTTTAGACCAAGCAGCATCAGATTCCTGTTGTACAAATTTTCCCCATCTTTCCACTGTAAATTCTTTCGGAATATTTGAAAACTCTTTTAACTTTGTTTCCAATTCCGTATATTTCGTTTTGATTCCTTGATGTTCTTGGCTTAAAGGATCATACTTTAAACCTTTATCAGCCAATACAGCAAATTCAGACTCATTAACTCCAACTGGCAATTTTGATCGTAATGCTAAATAAGCATTATTAATATTACGAAAATTAATATAATCACCTTCTGGAATGATTATATGACCATCTGGTACTTCTGCAATATTAAGAGTCTGATTTCCAAATTTCAGTAATCCCATAATTCTTCTCCTTATTTATTTAGTTAGCCATTAATTTACTAATAAACTTTTTTCTTACGAGAAATTTTATTCTTATAAGCTCTATTTCTTATCGAAGCCGAAATTAACGCCTTTCGGTGCGATTTAGCCACACCTACTGTTTTTCCAGTGGCTTTTTCAACTATTCGTAGTCCCGATACTCGAACTGGCAAGAATTACCTCAACTTTCGGCTTTATAATTTTATCTTCACGTATATTTACCGCCATGAAACCTTTATTTGTGTTAGCCACATCGAACAAAACTATCTGTCCACGAGACAATGTTTTAAACGGATCTTGATTATTTATTCTAGAAAAATGTACAAATATACTTTTAGTAAAATCTGAACATTCTAAAAAACCATAACCGAGTCTATCACTAAACCAAAGAACCGTACCTGTATATACTGTATTTTCTAGTTTCTGTATTTTTTGTACCATAATTCATTTTAACTCTCTTGTTCAATTCCTTTTCTATCCGACGACTTCATTATTTGTTTTCTTTGATCTTTACCATGAACTTCTTTAATTAAATCCATAGACTCCTTAATTTTCTCATCTGACCAGTCTGGATGTTTCTCACGAAGAATAGTTTCTAAATCCTCAGTTCCAGCACCAACCTGTAATGATTCAATCTCAGCCTCTAATAACTTATCTATTCCAAGAAAATCATCTGAAAAATCAGCATGAAAACTTACAGTTTTGTCTATATTATATTTTTTTCCAGTATGAAATTCATAAAAAGCTACATCTGCCCGCATATCAAGAATTTCAGCCTTTCTAAATTTCTTAAATTTACGAGACATTACCGCACGATCAGAAGTAAATAATGCCTTTAATGGTGGACCAGAACGTATCTGACCTATCTCCTTGAGAAAACCACGAGAAATTAAACTTATTCCGGTTACATGAGACATTGATCTCCGTACAGCTTCTTGCCGTCTATCCGACGCATCAAGTTTACCTTCCCATGTTAAATATTCAAACCTTGCATCTTTTCCTTCAACCTCTATAACAGTATTTTTTGTACGCTTAAATTCAACTGGTAATTTCGCTCCAGCTAAACCCTGAAGTATTGGATATTGATGATAACGTATAGTATCTTTATCACCATTGCCTAATTCATTAAGTTCCTTATTTAAAGATTTAATATCTTTAACTTCAGATTCACCTTCAACATAAAATGGATCACCTGTATTTTTATAGATAGAAAATGGTATATCTATTCTACCAAACTGATTTCTATTCTCAAAACCAGTCCCTGGGTTTACAGTAATTTGTCTCCACTCTTTTTCATCTGGCTGTTTAACAAACTTTAACCAAATCTTATCATCAACAAATTCAATAACTTTTTGCTGAATATATTGTCTCTTTAATAAAGACATCACAGTATCAGAACCTACATAATTATCATGATCGGCAATATATATTATAGCACCAAACTTTCTCGTATTAACTATACCACTTTCATCAATATAAGGCATTGGAATACAAAATGCACTATCTAATGGATCTTTATGAATATATCCATATTTTACTTTTTCTAAAGCAGATTCACCTAAAGTAAATGGTAAGCCAGTACGATAATCTAAAAATAAACGCTGAAGAACCGTATAGCCAGTAATTAGCGCATTTAATGCCTTTTCATCATCTAAATCAGAAATATCACAATAACTCCACACATTTTGCTCAAAAAATTCATTTAATTCATTATCAGGTTTTTTACTTCTCAATACATACCTTTTAATAGAATCAGGAGTTTTATATAAATGAGAAGTTATTAAATCAATAATTGGTTTAACATGATTCTCAATAGTCGCATCCTGAACTCTGGCTGTAAAGTCTTTAGTGTCCTCAGCTTCAAATCGTCTAAGAAATAAATTATGCAATCCATAATAAAAATACCAATTCTCAATAATTATCTGCTGATGATATTGCCACCAAGAATCTCTATCCAGCAAAGCTGAAAATGTATTTAATTGACGATTTTGAGCTAATGAAACCAGTCTAAATATTTGGTCAAATACAGACGCCATTTAAAAAAATGTCCTAATTAATCGTATAACCGCTGGTTTTTGTTTCAACATTAAAGCCGTCAACATATATAAAATCGCATGATAATAATGATCAGGATTTTTGGTTCTTGGATAAAAAGTAATCCAATCACCCTTTTCATTTTGTTTCATTGCTTTTATTGGAGCTTTTAAATGCTCATGAAAATCTCGAACTCTTTTTATATCAATTGGAAGTAATAATTCCTTTTCACATATTACATCAGAAACAATTTGCATCATTAAAGTTCTATGAATATGAACCACTTGTTCATCATGATGAATTGCTATCTTATCAGATTTTGTTTCCAAATACTGCATATAAAACGCCAACCATACACCTTCTCGTTCCTCTTGAAAATCAACACCCTCATTTTTATCTGGATTAGCATCAATTACGACCGTTTTTGCCGACATATCATCGCAATAAAGTTTAAACTCATCCATACTATCTAGTTCAGCCGCCGAAATAATTTTTATTTTATCATTCTCATCCCTTATACCAGTTACAGCATGAATTTTATTTCCCTTATCTGCTCCAATTACACATGAAAGTTTATTTTGAATTAAAATTAAATGATTACCACGAGCATTATTTATTATTTCATCAGTAAGTCTTGAACCCTTCGGCTCATAGGGTAATCCAAGATCAGAATTATATACTTCCTGTTCTTTAAGTGGATTTTTTATATCAACAGCAATTTGATTTAAGTTAGATGTTGGAAAAAATAACTTACTTACATGATAGCCATGACAATAATTAGAATTAGCGGTTATTTGTGCAACCCACTCAGCATTTGCCGATAATCTATTTAATGGCTCCTTACAATAACGACAAATTACTTGAATATCTGGCTGATAATTAGATAATTTATTCAGGGATTGGTTTACATCAACCGTGTTCTCACCCCATATAAGATTTTCATTCCATTTACCGCAGCACTCACATTTGATAGTCCAGACTCTTTGATCACTTCCCCTTTCTCCCTGCGCTTCAGAACCATAGTAAAAAAGCGATATTCCGGTACCATGAAACGATGGAGTGGAAAAGTAACGGCGAATTGGATTTTTTGCTGCACCAAGTCTTTTCGTAAGCGTGTAAAGCGTACCTTCTTCATAAGCATCTATTTCATCAGCTATTAATATACTTGCATCCACCGTAATAATTTGTCGTCTTTTTTGAACCCCACGAAAATATATCTGATTATTATTTAATGAAAACTTTTTTAAGTTCAATGATCCGGTTACGGCTTTTTGCAATTCCTCATTAGTTAATACAGCATTTCTAGTTCTAGCATCAACAAATTGCTGCATTTGTTCACCAGCAGGCAACGTATATAAAATATTACCTTTATGATGACAAGCACGCCAAATCGCAAAAGCCATCATTAACTCAGACATTCTGCATTGAGCACCTTTTACGGTAACTTGAAATGGGTGATCATCTCTAGCAATCTCCACTAAACATGGAGCATCTTTAAATGAAAACTTTTCACCCTGATGTTCACCTGAAGAAATTCTCCATCTCTCAAGAAGAAATATAAAAAAATCTTCTCTAAGTAAAGTCTCAAGATGTTTGAGGTATTTCTTGTGTAATTGAGTCTCCTCCACTCTCAGACTCTGATGTACGCTCTCTATATTTACTTGGGGTATTAGGTTTTCCACCTCTTATACCATACTTATGGAAAAAATGATTTATTTTTAATCCAACTTCTTCATCAAATTCAGTACAGCCAGCTAATAATGCTATCTTCCTTATGGTAATATCCTCATCCCTACAATTCTTTAACCATATCACATTATCAATGAGTGTCTTATTAAGAAACTTTGGACATTTACGAATCTGCCCAGACTGAATATGACATTGAGTTCCACGATTATTTTCAGTTATTTTATCATTCCAACAAACATGAATCTCTCCCATTTTCTCACCAAAAGCACAATTTTCATAATCTGTAAATTCCATCTTCTGTGAAATATGTTCTGGCAATTGTCCAGCAAACCTATCATCCAATAACTCAGCTAATGCTTCCTTAGCTTCTTCTTTTGAAGAAAGAGTTTTTGGTAAATTCTCATCATCAGGTAACGGTCTCCTTATCATATCACCAAGAGATTTACTACCCATCTCAACGTTCAATCTGTCAAGAGTACGAATATATAAATTAATTACCTTTAATCCATCATCATCAATTCCAAATTTAAGAGATTGTACTGAAACATTTCTAAGCATTGTTGCCAATTCATTATATCTCGAAATACGATATAATTTATCTGAAAACTTATAAATACTACCAATTCGTAATGTTGCTTCGATATAAATTTCATCAATTATTTCAGCATACTTTTTACGATAATAAGATAAAGTTTTAATATTAACCGGGTCTAAACCTTTTTCTTTGCGTCTATGATTAAGAATTACAATAATTTCTTTTTCGGTTAATCTCAACGCTAAACCAACAACTATTGTAGTTTTATCATCAAACTCAATTTTATCACCCGGCTTTAAATCACTATATTTATTAACACCATCACCAAGTTTATGCCCAAAATAGTTTTGAATAATGGATTCAAGCTCTTCAGAAATTTCCTCCATTTGAACTTCCTGTTTAACGGATTGAGGAATTAAACTCATATAGCCCCAACTATATCGAATGGCTTATAATCTTGCTCAGAAAATGAAAGCTTAGACAATGCTTTTTTACTGGCTGGACCAAATATACCATCAACTACCAAGTTCTCACCTTCATTAAATATTTTATTTATTGTTTCTTGCATTAATCTCGAAACTGAATATCTAAATTGATCTAAATTAATTTTCATTCCCGGACAAACTTTTCTTAGCACTATACTATCATTTTGATCTTTGAAGAAACCAGTCCCAAACAATTCCCTATGACCAAACAACTTATCTGGAGTAAGTTTAAATTTAAGCAATAAAAAAGTAGCAATTTTGATAGCGTTAGTATATACTCTAGGATCAACAGCTATATTTAATTTATCATCTCTAGTTGGATTATAATCAATAGAAAATGCGACTGAATCGGAATTATGACCAGCGGCATGATAAGTTATATTGTTTTCACCAACCATGTGATAAATCTGATTACTAACCACATAATAATGATAGCTGCAACAAGGAAATCTACGCTCAGAAACAAAGAAATCTGATAATTTCTCAGGAGTCCAATTAGAAGCATCGGTACAATGAAAAACCACTCGTTTAATAATTCCTTCTTTTGAACTTTCCCTAGTTAAAACCTTCTTTTCTGGGTTAAATTTTGTAAACTCTCGAAAATCACAGTATAAATCTCTAAGTAATTCAACTTTTAGTCCCATACTCAAGTCCTCTGGTAATTTCAAATATTCCTGAACCAATTGATTTTAAATTATGCGTTCCACCCCAAAATGTCCCAGATGGATTTAGAAAAGTATCATACACATATTCGGCAAATGGTATATCCAAATCAGACGAGGAAAATGTAATAGAGAATTTACCATAAGAACCATTAGTAATACTTATTCCACTATCTATTTTTTTAGAAATTATAATTTGTGAATCTAATTGTTCCCATCTATCCCTAACTACAAAAAATATACCATATCCAGTAATATTCTTAACTCCAATATCATCGCCTAACGTATTATAATCTCTAACAGTACCAAAAATAGTACCAAATGACTGATACCCAAATGAAATCTTATTCATTAATAAACTCTACCACTATCACTGTAAATAAATTTAATGGAATAATCTTTATATTGACCAAGGATTAAATTTTCCATAAATGGAAATGTTATATTTTTATCCAACTGTAAAACAAATTCCTTTAAAGAATCTAAATATTTTAACTGAAGTAATAAATCTTTTAAAAATAAAATAGCAAATAAATCTTGATAAATAAATTTTATATGTTTATCATCTCTAATAAATGGTACTATTTTTTCACCATCATAAGTATAACTAGAATCATCATAAGTTACACCAGATTGATCATAATTTATTGCCATTTTTTAATTTCTGTAATTCTTTTTTTAATTCATCTATCATTTTTAAACTAGACTCCAAATCTTTCATAGCATTTTTTTCAATCTCTATATTACCAGATAATCTAGCCGCTCTTGATCTTACCTCATATTGATATGACGTATTATTCCATGAAAAAATTTCCATTTCAAGAACTTTTATCTTATTTTCCTCACTTATTTCTAATTTTTCATCCATAAATTCCCCTCATCATGTTATCTGTGTCTCTCTCCTTGCTTTCTCAACCGCCTGTTCCATTGCAAGAGTCCGTCTTACTTCAGCAACTTCTTTGATTAAAAGCTCAACCGTCATTCGCTTGACAAAAGCCTGCTTACTCTCAGGATTGTTGATCTCTACATCTGGATTCTGAGGATCAGGAACTCTCTCTTGATAATGAAATCTCTGACAGATTTCTTCAATGTTTGGCTGTGGTATGTTGAGTTGAATTATCATACAAGTTCTTCTAAATTTTATTTTGGACAGCCATATTATACTAATGCTAAATCTCCTACTTTCATCACCCCTCCATCATTGTACCGAACCCTTAATACTGGACTTACTCCATTATCAACAATGACAATATCGCACTGATCTGTCGGTGGATTAGACGGTGATGCCGTATAGAATCCACGCAGTCGTAATCTTGCCGCAGAAGCAGACGAGCCGAAGATATTAATTTCATTCCGAGAATCAAAGTTTTGATCTGGACTTGTAGTATTAAATCCTATTTTACCATCAGCAGTTATTCGTATTCGCTCAAGATTGTTTGTATAAAATGTCATTGGATTATTAGCCAGTTGTTTTATTCTAAATTCGCTTGCAGTAGAAGCAACAAACTCTATGAGACTTGGTTGGGTTGAATGTGCAGAAGAGTAAACGTTAATGAAAAAATCGGTAGCATTTGCTGACAAGACCATACCAGACAGAGCAGAAGTTCCAACCGTTAAATTTGTTATGACCATCTTTGTTGAATTATTTTGATTCTGACGAACGGCTAATAGTACAGTCGAACTAAGTGAGCTAATTCCTGTAGCATCAGCACCAACCGCCAATCCACCATTCATTACTACATTTCCAGCCTGTACCCACAAAGCATACGGATTCGTTATAGTAACATTTGTACCAGCTATGGGCGCACCACTAATTGCCCAAGTAGCAGCCGTAGTAAGCGTCTTCGTAGGCGTATCAGATGAATAGGTAGGAGCTTGAATGACAAATGCTCTCTGAGTTGCAAGTGTAACGCTCCCTGCAAACTGAACTGTCCTTGCAAGATTGAAATTAACGTCTATCGCTTCTGTGTTGGCAAGAGTAGTATGTAATGCTCCGTCTGTTCTGAATATTGGCACTGGAGTTCCAGATGTTGCTACTGGCTGAACTATATAAAGATGAGCATTACTTGTTGTTGTCCCTA